GGACAATGGCAGCACTGCACTGCACCCTTTTTGTGAATAACACTTGTAAGTTCGCTACTTGGCTCACATGAAAACATTACTGGTAAACGTCCTGTAAAGGATAGAATCCAGGCATGAATTTCATGCGAGCCCCCCAGGGAGGGACTGAGTTCGGTTTCCAGTGTGGAGATTCTCCATGAACCATCTTTCGTTATCTTATCTGGCAATTATTGTGTCCAGTGTAGATCAGTCGATCGCTCTGATTCATTTTGAAAATCCTCCTGTCCTAATTTCAGTATCACCTGAAGTTTAGCAGCTTACTTGCAGGAAACAAGTATTATCCCATCTGGTTAGCCACCGAAGCTTTTTACCTCGGTGACCGAGACGCTCGTCAGGCGTCACGATCCCAGATGGGCAAATCACTATTTTTTGCTTCGTTGTTCACTTGACTGGTTTTCCGGTGGTAGTTCAGGTTCTCCTCCCGAGGAGGAATCTCCCAAGTTACTATCGGATGAAGGTCCTGAGTCCACGATCCTCTTCAAGTTAGCCCTCTGGTCAGTATGACCATCAGCAACTTCGGAGGAAAATGTGGCAAGAAAGTCAAAGAGAGAGGTATGATCACTGGGAAGAGGGGCATATGTCCCTGCATCCTTCAATCTTATCTCTGCCGTATTGACACCTTCAAACCAGTCGGCAACATCTTCTGTCAGATCCAAGTCCTCAAGTGAAGTAGGATTCTCCGTGAGGAGATTCCTATCTTGGAAAATCTCACGGTATTTCCTCTCTTCCTCAGGAATTCCGGGGAGGTCATTAAGATCTCCCCCTTCCCAAGTAAGAGGAGGGACCTCCTTGTTGTTGAGAACGTATTCAAATAAAGTCAAACAAAGCTGGCGAGCTTTTTCAAGCAGGTGCCGACTTCGTCCGGACTGAACGAACACATAATCAACTTCATAGAAGTCCCTCGGTGGAAAATCCCGAATGTGATATTTTCCTTGCTTCACAATGGAGCGGATGTGGTCACGAGTTTGCTGAGGAAAGTGTTCTTCAACTTTCTTCTCAAATTTCTTTAAGTCACCATTAGAAAGGTCCCCACTCTCAGACGCCTCTTGAGGCATTAGAGATCGGAGCTTATTCATGGTTACCGCTCCTGGAAGATCGTACTTCTTCCGAGTGTGTTCATCCCTTAAGACAGGGATAGGCACGGCTCGGAGTCCGTCACCTCCAGGCAGAGGTATTGATTTATCGAAAACTTGAAGAAGATCGTAAAGATAAACTCT